TAATGACGTTATTAGTTGATTGCATGGCGGCTAATATGGCGGCATGGCACATTCCACAGATACGATTGATCATGCAAGACTGCTTTATATCCGCGCGCACAAACCAGCGGAGATAGCCTCACGCCTAAACGTTAGCGAAAGGACGGTTTACGGTTGGATTGATAAATTCAATTGGAAAGAACTGCTTGCTTACGACACAGCAGAGATAGAAGTCAGCCGACGCATCAGCACGCTAACGAACCGCGAGAACAAGACAAAAGAGGAAGTACAAGAACTCGCCTCACTGTGCCGTATTTTTGGTGGATTAAGACAAGACCTAGCCAAAGCTGAAAAAATTGTGGCCGAAGCCAAAGCCATTGCCGATGGCAAACCGGAAGCAGTAGAAGGCGCTGTCAATCGAGGTAATCGTCGTGGCAATAGCAAAAGAAAAGCCAAGGCAAAAAATGACATTAGCGGTATTGATATTGGGCTCTTTGATACATGGGCCCATGAAAACCTTTTCGAATACCAAAAGCTGTGGCGAGCGGTGGCGCACGATCCCGACCTTTGCCGAAATCGCTTTATCTTAAAAAGCCGCCAAATCGGCGCGACCTATTACTTTGCCTGGGAAGCCTTCGAGGACGCGGTTAAAAACGGCGAAAACCAAGTATTCCTATCCGCATCAAAAGACCAAGCGCGCATCTTCAAGGGCTACATTCAAGCGTTCGCACGCAACTCGTTCGACATTGAATTAAAAGGCCAAGACAGCATAGAGCTAACCAAAGATGGCAAGTCATGGGCCACACTGTATTTCCTCTCTACTAACTCAAGCACGGCGCAGGGCTACAACGGCCATCTATATGTAGATGAAGTATTTTGGATTCATGGCTACGCCAAATTACAAAAATTGGCGTCTGGTATGGCCTCACAGAAAAAATGGCGCCGCACGTACTTTTCTACACCGTCCAGTTTGCAACACCCCGCTTATGAGCATTGGAGCGGTGCGAAATTCAATAAGAACCGATCCCGTAAAGTGGATATTGATCTATCCGAAAAAGTGCTTAAACAGGGTGCGCTTGGTGGCGACAAAATATGGCGCCATCTTGTTACCGTGGAAGATGCAGAAAAAGCCGGTTGCACGCTGTTTGATATTGCAGAGCTGAAAGCGGAATACAGCAAGGCGGACTATGAAAACCTATTTGGTTGTAAGTTTGTCGACGATAACGAAAGCGTATTTCCGTTCTCGACGTTGCAGAAATGCATGGTCGACGCGTTTAGTAAATGGACAGACGTGGATTTTGACAGCGACAACCCAAGCCGCAATAGACCGGTGGCGATTGGTTACGACCCATCACGAATTCGAGACAACGCCGCCTTGGTGGTGTTGGAAATCCCCAGCAGCCACGCACAAAAATGGCGAGTTATTGAAACCGATCAATTCAAGGGCCAAACATCAGAATACCAAGCCGCAAGGATTGCCGAGTTTTACCAACGCTACAACGTTAAATGGTGCGGTATTGATGTAACCGGCATAGGCCACGACACGTTCGATTGCTGTGTGGCACTGCGCCTAAGAGACCTTATCCCCATTCATTATTCCGTGTCAGAAAAAACCGACCTGGTAACACGAGCGAAACGCTTAATCGACGGCGGGCGCTTTGAATATGACATGGGCAATAAAGAGCTTTCCCAGTCGTTAATGATGATTCACCAAATCACCACACCCAATGGCTCTATCACATACGGTGCCGCGCGTAGTGGCGAAACAGGCCACGCGGATTTGGCGTGGGCCACATTCCACGCCATGCAAGCCGAACGACAATTTAACAAATCGAAACAGCCCGAAAAGAAAACCAGCGGATCACGCGTTTCTATTGGATAACCACAGGATAATGAATCATGACGACCATTGAAAAACCACGCCAACGATTAGACAGCTCATACACCAGTACGGCATCCGGTGTACTCATGCCCGCCGATCCGAAAAAAGGCAACTCACATGTGTTCACCTTTGGCGATCCAGAACCCGTATTAGGTAGCAATATTGCCGATTATTTAGGTGTTTTTGCCGATTCGAACGGGTATTGGTATGTTCCGCCCGTTAGTCTGGTTGGTCTAGCAAAGACGATGAATGCGAACGGCACCCATGCCAGTGTGTTGGAATTCAAACAAAATCAGCTTTTAGCCAGTTTCAAAGACAATCCGATGATAGCCCACCGCGAAGCCCGCACCGCGTTTAAAGATTTCGAGGTGTTCGACAACGCCTACTTCTTAACGATCCGTAACTTTTTAGGCGGCATTAATCGCTATGTTCACTTACCCGCTATTAATGTTCGCGTGGGCACGGAAGACAATTATTTTCTACTTCAATCAAACGGCTCTTTCACCGAATACGCCGCCGCCGATATCATCCACTTAAACGGCGGTGATATCCGTCAAAGCATGTATGGCGTTCCGACTTACTTTGCGGGAATTAACAGCATTATGCTTGGCGAATCGGCCACGCTATTCCGTCGTAAGTATTACGATAATGGGGCGCATACTGGCTATATTCTATTAACCTTCGACTTAGAAGACGATAAAGCCGAAGACATAGAAAGCGCCATGAAACAATCAAAGGGTCCTGGCAACCATCAATCTATGTATATCAATATGCCCGCCAGCGTGAACGGCAAACCTGGCTTCATGAAAGACCGAGTTCAATTGATCCCCGTTGGTGACTTTGGCAACCGTGACGAATACGACAAGATCAAAGAAATCACTCAGCAAGACATTCTCAATATGCACCGAGTACCCGCAGGACTTGCCAGCATCATGGCAAATAACGCTGCCGGCCATGGCGATTTAAAGAACGTTCGCGAAGTATATTACGATTGCGAAACCATCCCCAAACAAGCAATCTGGCAGGAACTAAACGAGCAATTACCTGCGCGGGCAAAAATTGGCTTCAATGAGCCACGTTGGTTAGTCGACACAAAAGCGGAGAAAGCCTAATGGCGCTGAATTTCAACAAAGGTTTATTCAATGCGTTTGGCTCAAGTAACGCCTTTCAAAGTGCGACCATGAGCAAAGCCACGGCCACCAATGGCCAATGCGGCACGCTACGAACTCGGCTTGATAAATACTTACCCGTTGAAGGGGAAGTGATTATTGACCCTGCGTTACCCGATGCCACCAAAGTAACGAACTGCCAAAACGCTCTCTTGAATTATGGCACCGGCGCGAACACCCTAAACGCCCATGTACAAACGCGACTTAATTCCCTGCTGGATGACATGCAAGTGGCGAGCGCGGTTAAGTCGGTAGACAGTTACATTAGCGATGTACCCGAAAGCTGTTACAACATCAACACGATTGCGGGCACCGCCGCCGGCGCAACAGACGACTTATTGGCCGCGTCCACGGACATACTAAACGAACTGGACCAAGGCATTACCGCATTCGATGGCGGCACCATGGAACTAGAAGACTTTGAAGATTTACTGGATAGAGTCACCGCCGAATTAGGCAGTAACTTGGTGGCGATTTTAGGGATGATCAGTAACGAGGCCAGCATGGTGCAAAACATGTACGACACCCACATGCGAATGGCAAAATCGTTCAAGGTTTCCGCGCTGATGGATGACCCCTGTGTTAGACCGTTTTTAGTTAGATTGGCAGGGCCAGAACTTAGCCAGGTATTGGTTGATGATTTTGGGGTTGAGGATTTTGGGGTTGAGGATTTTGATATCCTCACTTAATCGTTATCAGGCAGATCCTTTTTCAAAAAATAATGAAATTGTCGTCCTGCCATTTGTTTTAGCTCTTCCTCGCTATCATAATATGTAGTTTTATTATCTACTTTGCTAATCATTGAATATATTCTGTTTGATATTTCATTTACGTATTTTTCAGAAAGCTCTTCAATATATTGGTCTATCTCTTGTGGATTCTTCCCTTCATAATCCAAGTTATTATTATTGATATTTTCAAAATCGAAACCATCAATTTCGATTTTAGCTGAGAAACAAAAAGTACTATTTATCTGAAGCCATCTTTTAAACTTAAAGATTAACAATTCATTCTGCTCATTTGTTAACTCGTACTCTAAATCATTCACATCAATATGCTGTAATGATTTCAAAATCAATACTAGTGCAGACATTCCTTCGACCAAGTCATGTTTTTTAAAGATATTCTGATTTTTATTATAAAAATCATTAATTTCACACAATAAATTGTAATTATTTAAAAATTTTGATTTTTTGAAATCAATACCTTTTTTCTTTCTGTCCTCTTTTGCTGCCTTTTGAATTGGACTGAAAGCATACTTTTGAGGTCTATAAAATTGCCCTATGAAACTAACGATGTCATATAAAGTATTAGTTTTATCTTTAAATTCTATAAGTAACTTTGCTTCATGCTTAATAAATGAATCATTTAGCCATTGTTTTTTTTGATTATTTGAAGATTTTATAGTTGCTAGAACAGTCCAAAAGCCAGCGCCAAAAAGTAAGCATTGAGTAAGTATTGATAACATCTCATAAATAGGAATTTCAGTATCAAATTTCATTTCACTAATATCTAACCGGCCCAACGCTATTAATGTAATCAAAACACCTATAATTACAAACTGAATTGCACCAAAAGCGGCAAGCCATTTATTCACTTCTATTTCCTTTACTTAAAATTTATGATTTTCTCACACACTATAGCTCACAAAAACTAGTTTAATAGCTTTTACTCGCCATGAGCACTACATGCAGCCGCTCATAAGCATTCCCATACAGCCTTGAGTTTAAGGCTTTCAAAGCAGGAAAGATGGTATCAGCAAACTTTTTTTCATTGAAATTGTGTGGGAATGGATGAGGTTCATTTTTGAACCTTGAAATTATTTCCATTTGCGCTAAATTAGTAACACCCAAAGGATTTGGGCTCATTAAATTTAGGAGATCACATGGAACGTCTAACCGCACTACTCAACGAAATAAAGCAAATCACGCTTACCGATATTTCCACCCTACCCGAAAGCAACCAACACAGCATTGTCGAGCATTTAGAACAGCTCCAAGACGAACTGAACAACGCATTAGAGTGCAACCTTCATTAATGCTTATCGGTAGCTTAGTCGGTCTATAAAAATGCCCGCTTAAGCGGGCATTTCTAGAAGTACGCTATCGTTATAGTGAAGCGACAGTGCAGCTTTTTTCGACTTCGTTCAAAAAGTCATTGTTGGTAACGAGTAAACTTACTGCTTTTCTTGAAGCATTCACAAAAACTCTATTAAAATCTGGTCCACCAAAAATACCGCCATCATAAGAGCCACGGATTCGTTTAAAAAACTTTATTTGATCTTCTTTTATTAGCATGAAAGTCATATCTAAAGTCGTCTCTCCATCCCACACATTCCATGCTGCAGTATGGATTGTAGCGCCTAACTGACATGAAGACAGAACTGTCGGAGTGGTAACCTCTTTAAGAGCCTTTTCTACTTCAGCTTTTACAATTTCATTGATCGGTGTTGTATAAACTATTCCTGCAGTACTACCATCAGCTTGGCACGGTATACAACCAAATGCTGATATTGTATTTTGACTGATTTTTATGTGTGGCTCGTATTTAAAATCCACCACTTCCATCTTAGGAATGTCCTGCTTTTTCTCTATTGCGGTAAAGTCACCTGATGCGGATAGATCATATTGAGTCGGTTGTATAGAACAGCCAGAGATAACCAGAACGAGACCAAGTAACATTAATACCTTTTTCATAACTTCAAATACCCTTTAATAAATCGAAAAATTTAGGTTTATCATTTCTGGCACTATGTACCGTCAGTTTTTCTTTACACAAAAACAAGCTGGTTAAAATATCACAAGATGTTGTTTTACCAATGTAACTTTTTGAAATTCTTCCTCGTCACGCATCCCAATGACTGGCACTAGCCGAGTATCTGCAATGATAACCGCCCACTAATGCAAAAATGTAAAAACGTGACGTGTCACGCTATTGGCTAAAGCCTCAGTTTCTTTTCTTCTCGCGTGTACCAGCATTCGGCCACGCCTTTTAACTTCGGTATGCCTAGCCCGTTTTTACAGCCCATTGGTAATGGCTCGCCGCAAAAGTCGCATTGTCCTAAGTGCTTTTTCTCTTCATCCACCCGCTTCTTTTCACGACGGATCAAGGTAGAGATAAATTCTTCAGGACTGTAAGGCTCGGCCCCGCCGCGATAGGCGCAAAGCTCGGCCAGTGTTTCGGACTCGGTTTGTGATAATGGAACTCGGTATTCATGAATACCGAGTTCAGATTTTTTTTCGGCGTCCCGCTGGCGTTTGGCGCGCTGGCGCTCTTTGTCTTGCTGGCGCTTCTTATCGGCTTTGGCTTTGGTTTTGGCGTCCACACTCACACCCCTTTGATGTTCAGTTGCTCTTGCTGCTCTATGATCTTGCGCGCCATGCTGACCACGTCGGTTTGCGGCGGATTGATGTAGTGCTTAAATTCCATACCAAAAACCGCACGCGCGCCGCATCCGTCCTTCTCCACGCACTGCACGTAAAGTTCTTTGTAAAACACGTCTTTTATGTCTTTTGCTAAATCATTGCTGTTGGTGATAATCGCTTTTCCCTTACATCGCGGACATTTAACCCGGACTGACATATTGGCCACCTCCA